CCTAACGTTGGCATTTCCAGACAGACTAGCAGAAGCAGAAAGCATCCTTATGACTCAGTATATCTCGATGTGTGGTCTTGTGGGAGCATATTTTGGTTTTAGTGCAATTAGTGGGAGAAGGTAGTGGAAACAATAATAGATAGACTACGTGTAGAATTAGAAATTGACGAAGGTTGCAAATATCACATATATTTAGATCATTTGGGCTTACCTACAGCAGGTATTGGGCATTTGCTTAAAGGAACAGACCCAGAATATAATAAACCTGTAGGAACAGTTATAAGTAAAGAACGAGTAGATGAGTGGTTTGAACAAGACATACAAACTACACTTAATGACTGCAGAAAAGTATTTGATGACTGGGATTCTATGAATGAGGAAGTAAGATTAATATGTTGCAATATGATGTTTAATCTCGGATACCCAAGATTTTGCAAATTTAAATTGATGATACAAGCTATAAAAAACGGTGATCACATCGAAGCCGCAGATCAAATGAAGCAGAGCAGATGGTACAAGCAAGTAACAAATCGAGCAGAAAGGCTAATAAGTCGAATGAAGGGTGTCGATTTACAGAAATAGAACTTATTAAACAAAAAGATAGGGAGAGACATAAATTAGCACTGTCTCAATATTTTAAACCAAGAGACAAAGAATTTAAAGGGTATAAGGATGATTGATCCAGTTACGTTGTCTGCGGCTGTTAGTGGAGCAACGGCTGCCTACAACGGCATAAAAAAAGCCATTTCAATGGGTCGTGAAATAGAAGATTTAGGATCACAGTTATCTACATGGATGTCTGCTGTAAGTGATGTAGACAATATACACAAAAATGCTAATAACCCATCAACCTTTGATAAAATTTTTAATGGCTCAATTGAGCAAGTTGCAATGGAATCTTATAGTAGTCGTAAGAAACTTGAAAAGCAACGAGAAGAATTACGAAACTTTTTAATTGGTAACTATGGGCTACAAGCTTGGGATGATTTATTAAAAGAAGAAGGTAGGATACGCAAAGCTAGAAATCAAGCTATATATCAACGAGAAGCAAGAAATAGACAAATAAGAGACTACACAATTATGGCTATAGCTTGTTTAGTAGGTTGTAGTGCTTTGGGATGGATGATGTGGATCGTAAGTCATTCTATCTAGCTCTACTAACAATGCTTGTTGTTATGTACCTATTTGTAGGTATAGTTAGTGCAAAGAAGATGACAACGTGCAGATTAGCAAGTCAACTTTTAACTAAAGAACAAAGAATATGTGTATTTGTTGGGGCAAACCACACACAGTACAGAGAGTATGTGCCAGTTGGTGCAGGTGAGTGTCCTAAAGAATATCAGTGTCCTTATCGACCAAATGAAAAACCTTTTGATTTAAAAAGTGTAATTAGAAGTATAAAGGATCAGTTTACAAAATAGGGTTGCATTTATTATGCGTAACATGTATACTAAAATATGAAACAGTTCTGTAAAGATGCCTTAGAATACGCTGTAAATAAAGCAAAAAGTGAACAGCAAAAAAATGAGTTAATAAAAAATTTTAAAGACATTTACAAATTTATATATAAATTAGAGAAACAAGATGGCAAGCACGTATCTAGCACTAGTAAATAATGTGTTACGAGATGTTAATGAAGTAGAGTTAACTAGTTCTAATTTTAGTAGTTCTAGAGGAATACAGACTTCTGTAAAAGATTTTGTAAACAGAGCTATATCAGATATAATTAATTCTGAACTTAACTGGCCCTTTACACGAGCAGAGGGTTCATTAGATCTTACATCTGGAAAACAATTGTATGCATTTGCTACTGTTTCGTCTTCTTTAAAATATCTTGATTATGATACCGTATTTTTACAACCTAAAAACTATATTACAAATAGTGATTATGAAGTTTCTGGATCAGCATCAATAACTGGATGGACAACTGTATCAGGAAGTCCTGCAGCTAGTTCTAAATTTGGTAACACTTTAAAATTAACAAGTGCATCTGTTACACAAGAAATATCTGATCTTGTTGTGGGAAAATCTTATGAAGTTATAGTTAAATTAACTGGTGCAACAATAGTTGCTACCATTGGAACATCTTCTGGTGGTTCACAAACTAAATCACAAACTATAACAATTAGTAATGCAAACGAATCATCTTACACAAGTTTTACATTTACTGCTACGGCTGTAACTCATTTTGTTACACTAACAGAAAGTTCAGGATCTAATGCTTTTGTAGGATTTATTAGTCTTACAGAAGATGACGTAAACCCAAAACGATTAAAATATTTAACGTATGAAGAGTGGAATGATAACTTTAGAGAAAAAGATTCTGCTGCATCTACAGATAAGTTAGGAGAACCAGATTTTGTTTACACTACTTATAATGATGAAATAGGGTTTAGTCCTATACCTGATACAGATAATTTAACAATTAATTTTGATTATTACATTACACATACGGATTTATCTGGAGCTACAGATACTTCTATTATACCTGCACGATTTGAATCAGTTATAATAGCACGTGCAAGGTACTATTCGTTTATGCTTAGATCTGACTTACAAAATGCACAATTTGCTGCAAAAGAATACCAAGATGGTGTTAAACGAATGAGGGTTGAGCTTATTAATAGAAAAAATTACATGAGGGCAGTGTAAGTGCCTGATTTATCTCAAACACAACCATTTGCGTTTACTTGCGAAGGTGGACTTATGAAGAGTAGATCAACCTTTATAATGAAACCCGGACAGGCATTAGAGTTGTTAAATTTTGAACCTGATATAAAGGGGGGATACAGAAGAATAAGTGGATTTAGAAAATATGTAAATCACATTGTACCTCAAACATCTGCTAGTTCAGAAAAAGTTTTAATGGTAGCTTTTTTTAACAATAATGTTTTAGCTGCACGTGGAGAAAAAATATTTAGTTCAGCATCAACTGAATTATCTTTAAAAATTTTGCAAGCAACTGGAATGACAGGATCTGGAACTATAACAGTTGACAGCACATCAGGGTTTAGTTCCAGTGGCACGTTACAGATTAACTCTGAAATATTTACATATACAGGCAAGACAAGTACAACGTTTACAGGGGTAACACGAGCAACAAGTTCAACATCTGCTGCGGCACATGCAGTAAATGATGCAGTATCTGAAAGTTGGACAGAAAGAGATACAGGCAGAACAAGTGCGAGTAAATATACTTTTGAACGATTTAATTTTGATGGTAACGACAAAATAATTCTAACAGATGGTACGAATGATCCCACAGTGTTTAACACTTCTTTAGCGGCCACAGATGTTACTGAATCAACTGTAGAAGGTGCAAAGTTTGTAACAGCATTTAAAAGCCATATGTTTTATGCTGGCATGTCTAGTACACCACAAGAATTAGTATTTAGCCAACCTTTTGATGAAGATGCATTTAATAGTGGTAGTGGTGCAGGAAGTATAAAAGTTGATGATACTATAGTGGGTATGAAAGCTTTCCGTAATGATTTATTTGTGTTTTGTGAAAACAGGATATTTAAACTGTCAGGAACTTCATCTAGTGATTTTGCAATAACACCTGTCACAAGAAACATTGGATGTGTAAATGGAGACACAATACAAGAATTTGCAGGTGACTTAATATTTTTAGGACCTGATGGGTTACGTACAGTTGCAGGTACAGCAAGAATTGGTGACGTTGAATTAGGAACCATTAGTGCAAATGTACAGTCTGTATTTGATGACAACCTTGTTGATTCTGCTTTATTTGAATCAGTTGTTATACCTGATAAAACACAATATAGAATATTTTTTGCAAAAGATGGTACAAATGAAGATAACACAAGAGGTGTTATTTGTGTTATGAAAGGACAAACTTTTGAGTTTGCTGAATTAAAAGGCATAAAACCATCTGCAACAGATACGTTTGTAGAAGCAGGTAATGTATTAGTTTTACATGGTGGTTTTGATGGCTACATTCACAGACAAGAAAAAGGCAATGACTTTGATGGTACAAAAGTATCAGGTAGATACAGAAGTCCTGATCTAACTTTTGGTGATCCGGGCATCCGAAAACACATGCAACGTGTTATATTAAATTTTGAACCAGAAGCTGCAATTAATGCAAACATGTTTGTAAGATATGACTATGAAGATAGAAACTCTGCAAGACCTGCAGCATATCCACTTGATTCTACAGATGTGGTTGCAATATATGGAACATCAACATATGGCACACCAACTTACGGTGGAGCATCACAACCACTTATAAGGCAACCAGTAGAAGGTTCAGGATTTGCAGTAGCACTACGAATAAACGACAACGCAACAACAGCACCATATTCATTGAAAGGATTTGGTCTAGAATATCAAGTAGGGGCAAGAAGATAAATGGGAGCAACGTATACACGACAGTCATCTTATACTGACGGTGACG